AGTCTAGTTATTCAAGTAATTCTTCAAGCAATTCTTCTAGTTCTTCATATTCTAGCTCTTCAAAGTCTTCAAGATCTTCAAATTCTAGCTCTTCTACCTCTTCAAGTGGTTCAAGCTCAAGCAGTAGGAGTTCTAATAGTAGCTCTAGTAAGTCAAGTAATAGCTCTAGTTCTAATAGTAGCTCTAGTAAATCGGTATCTTCAATGTCAAGCAATTCTTCTTCCAAGTCTTCTGCTTCAAGTAATTCTAGCAGTTCTTCTTCTCCTTCTTCAATAAGTTCTAATAGTTCTTCAAGTTCTATGGGCAATTCTTCTTCTGATTCTTCTTCCGGTTGTGATTGTTTGAGGGATTTTGAAGGTACTCCATGGTTAGCTAATATTATATCTACAAACTTCTTGGTTAGAGAATCCGAGACAACTGAATGCATAGTAAAATATGTAATAACCGTAACTGATACAGGATATCCAACCTATTCAGTAGCTATATCCGCACAAAACTATTCTGATGTTGAATTAGATACAGCCTCTACAACCATATTTGAACCTTTTGGAAATACCGCTAATTTTGCCACAAGAGGCTCTATAACCTTTAGTAATAGTTTTGATTGGACAGCGGGTACCTATACGATTATTAGTTATTGTAGGGATGCTTCTAGCTCTTCTAGCAATAGCTCCAGTAGTTCTAGCTCTCCTTCTAGCAATTCTTCTTCTACTCCTAGCTCTTTAAGTAGTTATGAATCTTTAGGTAATTATAGTTCTTCATCTTCTTCTTCAAGTAAATCTAGTGCTTCTTCAAATTCTAGCTCTTCAACGGATTCTAGCGATAGTTCTGCCTCTAGTGATTCTTCTCCTAGTTCTGAATCCAGCTTTAGTTCTATAAGTGAATCTAGCGACAGTTCTGCAAGCGAATCCTCTGATAGCTCTCCTTCAAGTGATAGTTCTGCCTCTAGTTCTTCTCCAAGCTCTTTAAGTGAATCTCGCGAATCTACTGACTCTTCAGATAGTACTAGTAGCGATTGGAGTAAGTCAAGTGCTTCAAGCAATTCTTCAAGCTCTTCGGTTGATATTTATGACTGCACAGCTTACTCTCCGGCTAGGACAACTTATAAAATAGTAATAAGTGGCGCAACAGGAGATTGGAATATATTTAACGGCACCCATTATGTTCCTTGGATTTCTGCTTGTAATTGGCAGGTTATATTAGGTGGTGGACAGGATTTATTACTTTATTATAATGGTGCTGGTTGGAATGTTGCCGGAACTGTTGATGCTAATTGCTATTGGGAATTTACAAATATAACCCAAGCTTCAGACGCAATAACCGGAACTTATATTTCGGCTTATGTAGAGGATTCAGGATGTACAGCAACAGCACCAACTAGTGTGGCAGTAAGTTAAAAGGAGAATTATGAATATTAAAACATTAGTGCTATTAGGATTATTAGTTATCAATTGTTCCGGTTGTTGCAGTTATATGGTTTATAAAAATAACGAACAAAAATTACAGAATAGAGCCATTAGAGCAGTTAGAGTTGGAGAAGATGGAGCAGGTATTGGAATAGATATAGCAGCTCTAGATGTTATTAAAGAAGGATTGGTTAGTCAATTATTAGCAGCTATTGGAGATGGTGGAATAATTTATGGAGCAAAAGAATTAATAGAAAATCAGGATAAGGAAGAATCACAACCTATTAATTTGTATGGAAATAATAATGTTTTAATTTACAATACAGGAAGTGGTAGTACTATGGGTGGTCAAGGTTAAGATAGGGATTATAGTCAAGATAATAGTGGTCAGTAATCGTCAGTAAGGTTGGGAGGATTAGAGTATGACTAGTGATAAAGAGAGAATTAAAGAATTAGAGGATGATAAACTAAATTTAATGGCAAAACAAATTTCAGATATTCACGAATGTCTTTTTGGAAACGGTAAGCCTGGTTTAAAAACAATTGTAGCAGGTAATACTTTTTGTTTAAAGATTCTAGGTTGGTCTATAGGAGTTGTTTATACAGCAGCAATTAGTTTTATAGTTGTGGAGATTATTAAAAAATTGGCTTAATATGGAACGTTATTCTAATCCAAAAGAATTCACTTATTATAGTAAAAGATATAATAAATATGTTACAGTACCACAAGGTTTCTGGAGTGACGGAGCTACATTTGCAACAGATCTAAAAGGTAGTAAGAGTTATTGGGTACATGATATACTATTAATAAAAAAAGAATTTGATGATGGAACTTCTTGTAATTTTATGCAAGCTAGTTATATTCTCCATGATATATTAAAAGAAGAAGGTAGATGGTTTAGATGTTATAGTTGGTTTTTAGCAACTCTAGTATATCAAAGTTTAAAACATTTGTAATATTCTTCTGGTCCCTTCTGGTCTGGATTTCGAATAAGTGTCTTTTAAAAATCCGGGTCTGTAGTCTAGAGTTACTTAGAGTTTTTTTTTTTTTAGAATTTAAATAAAATTTTATATATGACGTTATTATAAAGACGTTATAGGCCAGGTTATAACGCTCCTGGAGAAATTTCTTAGAGTTATTAGAGTTAATCCGTCACTTCGTTCCGGTACTGTTCTGTCGAAGACTCCACAACAGTAGTTAGTAAAATTTTTAATATATAACGGTTTAGGACTTAGAAACTTTATAACGCTGTAGTAAGAGTTTGTTATTTATCTTAGATTTTTAGAGACAGTTCACCTAGCGGATTGCGGAATACTTTCTACAACAATGGGGTTTGATTCTTTTTATTACAGTATTAAACTTTGTATCGGCATCACTATATGGCTAGCTGGATTAAGCTTTTGGACGGGAGCATCGCCCTTATCACCATATATACTTAGATATGCTTCTGCAATTCCTTCACCTAAAAAGGAATCTCCACATATCACTGGCTCTGTAGTTAGCATCCTATTATAAGCACAATAACCTGTGGCTATCTTACTTATAACTGGATTCCTAGCATTTCCTCTAGTCTCTTGCATATCTTGCACTGCGTACCTTACATGTGCCGGTATTCTATTATAATAACTAGAACCCGTCGCACAACTGTAGTGGATTTCTCCAGCTACTCTTAACATTTGTTTTTTTTGTCCCAGAACACCGCAACGTAAAACTGGGGGACATTTAGAATAAGTTTGCCGTCCATATCCTAAATAATCTGTGTCCATTTTGTTCATGTCTATATAGTACAATAATTTAATTCAAAAGTCCTCTAAATATTTCTATCTGATAATTTTTTAACGATATAACCTATTCTAAGCCTATTCGTCAAAAATTTAACGATATAAAAAAATAAATAAAACTTGAACCTTCTATTTATTTATGTATAATATTCTTGTAAATAAATAGAGGATAATCGAATTTAATTATAGAACTGTATGTATAAAGGAGATAAAAATGGAAGCCTATAATAATACATACTTAATAGATTTAGAACATTCAATGCAAGCTAGACCTGCTATTAATAAGGTTTATGGAGAAATTTGGGATAGATGGGATAAGATAACAAGGGCTGATAATAATCTTTTTGCTGACCAGTTCTATCATGTGGACGTAATTCTAGAATCAACTAAATGTCCGATTTGTAAAATTGTTGTTCAGGAGAAGGCATTAAGAGCTGAATTCGCCCATTATAACTGTCTTACTATGGAATATATGCAGGATAGAAGGAGCGGAGAGTGTGGGGAGTTCTTTAATTTATGCGCCCAGTATTATTTTAGTGGCTATATAAATGATGATTATTCTGGATTTATAAAATATAGGGTTATAAACATTCCTGTATTTATGGCTATGTTTGCGGAATTGAAGATAAAATTTGATATTAAGCCAACTAAAGGAAGTCACGCTAGTTTTATTTGCTTTAATTATGACGATTTACCAGAGTGTTGTGTAATAGCTAAAAAAGGATAAAGGAGATAAAAAATGATAATAGGAATTATGGTAGGATGGTTAATAGGTTTTGTTATTGGAATTATTCTGTTAGTTGTTATAAATATAAAGAACAATAACAAAATAGTTGGTGTTAGGGAATTATTTGTTAGTAAAAATTATCAACCTAAACAAGCTAAAAAAAATAATACAGTAGAACAATACACGTCTAAAAAAATCAAGATAAAATCTACATGTGGTCCAACGCAAGATAAAATGACGCTTAGAGACTGTACTATGGATTCAAATAAAGGTAAAGATTTAGAGGTATCAAGTGTAGTTATAGGAGGTAACTTTATAGAGATTTGTACTTATAATTTTTTGTTACATCCGACAGGAGACCACGTTAGATTAGAGTACAATTTTGAAATTACGGTTAATAATAAAAAACACTATTGTACGCTTACAAAGATAGATATTTATGATAAATTAAACGAAGTTGTTACATTCGAATATTATTTTAATATAATAAAATAAAAGGATAAAATATGAATTCCAAAGAGTATCAGCAACTAAAAAAAGAAGTGCTAGAGTCCTATAAGAATTTTATGAAGGGATTCTATCTAATGCATAGAGATATAAATAATAACGAACTAAGATTAATGATTGCTAAGATTATTAATGACCATGTATTTAAAAGAACCCTAAGCGTTATTAAAGTAAGGAGGAAGACTAAAAATATAAAAAAATTAATTCTTTTGCAGGAGAAGCGCATTTTAAGAGAGAAGCATAATATAGAACTAAAAGCTATAGAAGGGAGTTTTTAAATGATAGGATTAATATATTTTGCAGTGTTGTTATTTTTTATTACAGTAGGGGTTATTTTTATAGGTAATTTGATAGAACAGGCTAAAGAAGAGATTATTAGGGCAATTAATAAAAAGGAAGGTAAAACATGGCTAAGTTAAAATCAGGCGAAGCGGCTAGAATGGCTCAGGATAACTATAATAAGATGAAGGAGAATGTTAGATTTGACGGACAAGGTATTCCAAACTTCCAAAAAAGAGCCAAAGGAAGTGTAAAAATGGATAATAGCAGAGTATCAAATTATAAGCAATACGATAAGAATTTTGACCAGATTAAATGGAGGAGTAAAAAATGAATAAAACCTCTAAAACTAAATATTGTCCAACCTGTAAAACCATAAGAGATGTAAGTTTGTTTTATAAGAATCGTAGCAATAAATCAGGAATAGGTGATTATTGTAAATTTTGTATAAAGGAGATGTCTAAAAAATATACCTCAACTCCAGAAGCTAAAGAATATCAGAGGCTTTATCAAAAGGTATATCAAAAAGAATATTATAAAAACAATAAGGTTAAAATCAAAGCCTATCAAAAAAGATATTATAGGGAGAGAAGAGATGCAATTAAACCTTCCAAAAACCAATAGGGCTAATAAAATGTTACTTAAAGACTTACAAGAATTCCGTGTAGAGATGGAGGAATACTTTAAAAAGGAAGAAGATGCCCTACAACTATCCAAAAAAGCCTTCCTAGATAGACTTAAAGAGACGATTAAGAAGTCAGAAGAAGAGAAGTTAGAGAATTTTGGAGTTAAGAGTATTAAAAGAGATAAGAGGATTATATGAATTCTATTAACCTAAATAACTTTATAAATGAATCTTCCGGCATTATTCACGTTGGTAGCGCAAGTGGACGGGAGTGTCATATATATTCTCCAAGACCTGTAATTTTTGTAGAGGCTAGGAGAGATGCTTGGGAACAATGTAAAAATAGATGTAGTAATTATCCTCACCAATTCGCTATTAACGCCCTAATTACTGATAAAGATGGACAAGAGTATGATTTTAATATATCTTCTAATCGTGGACTATCATCTTCTATTTATAAATTAGAGGGACATAAAGAGTTGTGGCCAAATGTAAAAATGTCCTCAACCAGCAAACTTACTTCTAAAAAGCTTGACACAATTATGGAGCATTTTAATAAGTTGGACTATGATACTTTAGTTATAGACACACAAGGAAGCGAACTATTAGTATTAAAAGGGGCAGATAAAACCTTAAATAATATTAGATTTATAAAGGTAGAGGCTGCGGATTTTGAGGCTTATCGTGGATGTTGTAAGGTAGAAGATATTGACAAATTTTTAACGAATCTAGGTTTTAAGGAGATTGATAGGCAAAAAATGGATAGTTCTAAAGAGAATATGAACTATTTTGACCTACTTTATTATAGAGAGCTACCATTTGTCCAATACGCTTATGATGCAGATGGTAAGATTCTAGCAACTGTAGTTTTTGATGCAAGCTCTAATAATTTTATGGAGGTAGCGCAATATGAACCAACAGACCTAGATCTAGATGGTTTATTCACATCTTCAAGCAACGATGAAGAATAATTAAAATAGTTCTTGCTTTTAACAACACTTAGATATAATGTCTGTAGTGATGAGACATGACATGAATAGAACAGAAGTGAATTGAATTGATAAGAAGCGAAGAGACAAGACAAGAAGGTTTGCTAGTATCCTCAAAAACTAGCAAAATTTTAAAATAGTTCTTGCATCTATAGGTGGTTGTGGTATGATGTCTCCAGTGAACGCAATAACGAACGCAAGGAGAATAAAATGAGCAAAGAGAATAAAGAGAACGATAGATGGAAGAAGACGGTTATAGCTGAATCTGATAACGTGAAGGTTTTTTTGCACTATAATTCCGACAAAAGGGACTTCTTCTACGATATACGCTACAAAGATGGTAGTGGATGGACAATTACAAGCGATATGGATCATGGAATTTAAAGGAATTTACTAAAATAAAGGATAATACAATGAATGAAGATAATATTATTATAGTTGATAGAGAACATGAACAAAATATGCTAAATAAATTAATAATTGGACACTTACGACAAATGCAAATAGCAGCTTTATTAAATTCTATATCGGTTACTTGTATTGGTATAGCTGTATTAATTCACTTCCTGATTCATTTACTAAAATAAAGGAGAATTAAATGGATTCTTTAGACGATAATTTGTTAGATTACGCTGATTTATTTGAAGATAGAGAGAGAATGGAAGACGTAACAGAAGAATTATTTTATTCGGGTAATTCGGATAATTTAGATAAAGGCGATAAAGATTCTAAGGTTATTCCTCTAATCAAAGAAGATTTAGGTAATTTAGATAATTTAGATATATTTTAATTTAACTACTATAATCTTTGTAAAGGATATTATAAATGCAAAATAAGAATACAAACGTGGTTACAGATGGAGCAGAGTTATTCTAAAATATCGTATTACTAGTATTACTTGTATTACCTTTATTACTTTATATTTAATAGTCTACCAATTTAGTAGAGTATAGTTGATTATATCTTTATTTATTTGTATAATATAGATATGCGTAAAAGGTCTAAGTCCAGAACACTAAATCTTCAATGGATGGAACTATCTAAGAGCATTAGGGATAGTAAAGGTAAATGTGAAGTTTGCGGTTCTATAAAAACACTTCAAGTCCATCATCTAATTCCACGTTTTGCTTATAAAAGTAAGTATAGATTTGATCCTAATAATCTTATATGTCTATGTGCTGTTTGTCATAAGTGGGGTTGTAAAAGCTTCCACCGCAATTCTGTAGTATCCTCAGAGTGGCTAAGAACTCATAAACCTGAACAGTATAATTGGGTCCTAGAAGAGTGTAATAAAAATAATTAGAGATAAATAAAGGATAATCTAATTTAATTCTAGAATAAAGAATAAAATATATAAAGGAGATATATGGGTAAGATTTATAGGAATGAATTTTGTAGTATATTAAATGATTATCAGAATGGTATAGAGATAGGTGTAGCAAGTGGTAATTATTCAAAGATTATAGCAACTTGGGGATTTGATAATTTATTTTTAGTAGATAAATGGGAAGAATTTAGGGACCAAAGGAATAAATTAACCACTCAAGAGCAATGCAATAAACAATATAATACCGTATGTGAATATTTTAAAGATGCAGAAGAAGTAGAGATTCTAAAATGTTCCTCTATTGAAGCCTCTAAAAAATTCGTTGATGACATGTTTGATTTTATTTATATTGATGCTTGTCACTCTTATAACGCCGTACTAGAAGATTTATATGCATGGTATCCTAAATGTAAAATAGGTGGGCTGTATTCCGGGCACGACTTTGTTCTTCCAGATGTAAAAAAAGCAGTAGATGAATTCTGTAGTGATAAAGGTCTAAGCTATCAAACAACCTCAGGGACGCACAGAATACCTCCTAGCTGGTATTTAATTAAGGAAGGAGTATAAGATGAAGGAGAACGGGTTTATTAGATGTTTGTACGGTACTTATGATACATCTCCAAGACTTAAAAAGATTGATAACGATATTAATAGGGTTATAAACGGCGAATATAAGCATCCATTTGTTACCTATGTATTTGGAGAGAATAACTATAAGATGTTGACAGATAAGGGATTAGAAGTAAAATTAGTAGATAAAAATCCAATGCCTTTTAAATTGAAGGATGGAGGACACACTTATAGGAATAAAATGGAGTTGATTAAAATTGCAATGGAAGATTATAAAGAGCTAATTTATTTAGACTGGGACTGCTATCAAATGACTCAAATACCTGATAATATGTGGGAAGAGCTAAGACAGAGAGAATTTATTCAAGGTTGCTTCCAGATGTATAGAAGAAGACAGGTTAGTTGGAGGCAGGATAACCAGAGAGTTCTTTTAAACGGGGGATTAATGTATATAGGTTGGGGAGACATTATTAAACAGGCTTGTGAACTTTATGACAAGGAATTTACAGATAATGCTAGCGATGAACCTGCCTATAGTAAATTAATAGATGAGATAAATAAAGGTAAAGGCGGATTTAATCGTGAAGAATATTTAAAAAGATATGAGATTAAGTTTGGAGTGCTATATAAAAACTCTATATATACTAAAGAAGAATTGGATTTTAAACAGGTTATATTCCGGCACGTTCAAGGTCGTGGAAAATAAGGAGAGATTATGAGATTATGTAAAAAATGTGGTATTGTAAAAGAAGACGAAGATTTTTATAAAAGCAAATCTATAAAATCTGGTTTTAGAACTCCATGTAAGGAATGTACTCAAAAAAAGAATAAAGAATGGGCTAAAAATAATTATGGAAGAATAAGAGAATATGTCAAAGAATATACCTCTAAGGATGGATGGAGAGATAAAAGTAATTCCTATAATCGTGAATATCATCAAAAAAATAAAAATAAATGTTGTAAATATAAGAGGGAATTATATCATAAGAATATAGAGCATAATAAGGTTAGAGGTATATTCCATAACGAAGTAAAAAGCGGAAGAATAAAACGTCAACCATGCGTACATTGCGGAAGTTTAAAATCTCAGGGTCATCATCCAGATTATAGCAAGCCACTAGAGGTTATTTGGGTTTGTTCCGCACATCATTATCCACTTTATCATACGGAGAATTTAATATAATGGATAGATTAAACACAGACTTGACAAGAATTAAGTCGCTATTAGACACCTTCGGACTTAATAATATAATTCTATCTCTCCTTCATATTTATCAGGATTATAAACTTTATTCTTATATATCTACCCTTTATTATAAGGTGGATAAATCTAAGAATATAGTTGAATTAGAGACTTTTAATATGCTGAATAAAGATATTAAGGATTTGGTTGATAGTAACGGGTTAGACGGATTCCTATTATTGCTTCTAATTGCTCTAAATTCTAGTGGTTTAAGAGGTAAAAATAAGAAGGGTAAACATGCTTAAAGATATTTTAGATAAGCTAGGCGGTATTAATCAAACCAGAGATAAGCTTATTCCAAAACTTATTAAAGAATTAAATTATACTACTATTTTAGAGATTGGTACAGACGTTGGAGATTTTGCTAAACATATACTAAATGGCTATGATAAAATTGAGAGATATTTTGTAATAGACCCATATATTGATAACTTCGGTTCAGATCCAACTAAGTATGATAAGAGCGGTGAAGCAAGATATCTAAAATGTAATGAGAATCTTCAGGAACATATTCAAAAGCTAAAGTGTTATAAATGTAAGTCATCCGAGGCTCTAAAGATTTATAAAGATGGAGAAGTGGATTTTATTTGGATAGATGGGGACCACTCTTTAGCAGGAGTTTATACTGATTTACGATGGTGGAAGTATCTAAAAATAGGTGGGATTATGGCCTTCCACGATTTAAAAGATGGAGCTAATAGTGGTATGACAGGATTAGATGGCAAACAAATAGATTATGGGGTTCTTCCGGTTTATAAATACTTCTGGCAAAAATACGCACTAGAACATTATGAAGCTGGTAAATTATTAAAGTATGGCATAATCTATAAGGATAAAAAATGAATAAGCTATATACTCCAATTTGTGAAGAATTTAATTATATCGGTATTAATTCTTACTTTGAATACTGGAAGAATAACTATAAATTAGAGATTATTAAACTTCCACCAGATAGACGTTATACTTCTTATTTTGATATAGAATATGTTGTAGGCAAAAAACCAAATAAAAAGTTTTGGTTGTGTCCTGAAGATGTAATGCCTGCTTCAAATACTAAAGATGGTAATACTATAATATCTATGCAACACAGATATGAATGGTTAAAGGTTCCTAATATAGTTGGTTTATCTATGTGGGTTAGAGATTGGAATGGTTTGAATAGTATTGATTTAGGGGTTAAAAAGAATAATCTATCTATCTTCTCAGGTACAATTAGAGGAGATAAGCACACTAGGAATAAATGGGTTAATTCTACCACTATATTCTCTTCTAGACCTGCAAGAAGATTTACTAGAACCAATACGTTATATCCTAGCTTAAAAGATTATTATCAAGCTCTTGCATATTCTAAGTATGGTTTATGTTTAAGGGGTGATAGTGCTTGGGGTCAAAGAATTCACGAAGTTATGGGTTGCGGATGTGTGCCTATTGTGACTTACGGAATGGATACTGATTTATATTTTAATAAGATGCAGGAAGGTGTTCACTATATATTCGCAAATGATAAAGAGGATATGGATAATAAAATAAAGAATATATCTGATGAACAATATAACACCCTAAGGAATAACGCTTTGATATATTTTAATTATAACAATAGTCCTGAAGGTATGTGGGAGAATATAGAGAAGATAGTTGGATTAGATAATTTAGAAGGCTTAATAAAGGAGACAGAATGACATTACTAAAAGAGACTCTAGAAAAGTATAAGGGTGATTCTAAAATTTTTATAGAGTGTGGTAGTGCTTTTGGAGATGGAATACAGACTGCTTTAGATTGTGGATTTGAACAGGTTTATAGTTGCGAACCTAATTTAGAGGTATTAAAGGAATGTTTTGAGAGATTTAAATATGATGTAAGGGTTAAGTTATTCCATCAAACCTCAGTGGATTTTTTAGAAGAGATGTTTGATTTAGATGAAGGACTTAAAGACCGATGCGTTATATGGTTAGATTCTCATGTAAATGGTAAAAAAGATAAAGTATATGGTAAGACCGGATGTAATATTATAGATGAATTAGAGGTTATTTTAGAACTAAGCGAAGTAGACCAGACTATATTAATTGACGATATTAGATTATTTAAGAAGGCTAGAGGAATATGGGGTGGAGTTACTTTAGATAAAATATTAGAGGTTTTAGAGGCTTATAATAGGAAGGACATAGAATTTGCAGATGGATTTAAGAAGGACGATATTCTAGTGGTTAAGGTGGTTAAATGAATATGGAAGATAAATTAAGCATACCTATACATGACTCTTTTTATAAAATAGCTTGTGACCTACATTCTAAGCATACAGAAGAAGAGATAAATGTACTAATCAAAAAAGCTATACATGGTAATAAAAAAGTAGTATTAACCATTAAAGAGTGGTGTGTGTATCCTGTTACTATGGCGGTAATTAAACTTTATTCAAGACTTCCAAATACCTATATCTATTTAGACCCTATGGAGTTAATAAATGTAGTATACTTAAAGCTAGATAGAACCATACAAACATTTGATTCTTCCAAGGGTTTTAAGTTCACCAGCTATTTACAAAGAATGATTCACAATAATATAGTTGATTATGTTCACCGTACACATATAACGCAGGTCAAAAATCGCAAAACCAGAAGTCAAGATAAGGGCAGAGTATATTATATTAAGGCTATTTATGATGAAGGAATAAAAAAGCATATACCTGATAGCAAGGATTATTTTAAGGATTATATTTTTGAAGATATAGTTAGATATTTGTTAGGTAATTTAGAAGGAAGAACTAAACTAATGGTAGAGGATTATTTAGAAGGTTATAATTGGAAGGAGGTAGCTAGAAGGAATGGATTAAGACGTAAACCAGAAGACTTGAATAAAATTATAAGAGCTGCGTTTGAAGGTGGGTTAGAAGATAAAGTAAAAAAGGAGAAGTAAAATGTTAACTTTAATATTGACTGGATTGTGTTATTTTGCTTGGTTGAATGGTGCTAGTTGGAAGGTTTATACATTGTTTTGTGTAGTGGCATTTTTTATAAAGTTACAACAGGAGATTCAGAAGTATCAATTAATTAGCGAATATATGGATTATAAGAATAAGCTATTCAAAGAAGATAAGCCGGTTATTGAGGTAATTAAAAATGTTGCAACCTCTTCTGACACAGCATCTAAAGTATCAATTGTAGATGTATTAGATGCGGATAAGATTATTCCCACAACTAACAATTCTAACATACAGTAATGAAGCTATCTCCTAAAAAAGAGAGATTCTGCCAGCTTGTATCCGAAGGGGTTAAGCTTAAAGAGGCGTATGTACAGGCTGGCTATGCTCCTAAATCTTCTCCTCAAAACTCTAGTAAACTACACAATATTCCGGAGGTAAGAGATAGAATAAATGAGCTAATAAATGTAAGACACGAAGAATTAAAGTCTCAATACTCTCTAAATCGTGATAAAATATTGATAGAGTTGGGGAAGATTATATATGATGGAAGGACCAGTAACAGAGACAAAATATCCGCATTACAGGTTACAAGTAGATTAATGGGATTAGATGTTAATTTAAATGCTAATCTTAATGTAGATGTAAGTGGTAAGGATTTATCAAGTATGTCTCTAGAGGATCTTAAAACCTATCTACTAAATAAAAGGGTTAGGAATGACAAAAAAGAATAAAAAGAATAATCTAAAAAGGTGTTATAAAGAGTTTAAAAAGCAGATTAAGATATATAGGAAGATTCTAGGATTATATGATTTTAATATATTCGTAGATAAGAGGAAGTTAAAACAAAAAGATATAATGGCTACTTGTACTGGTGGCTCTATATCTTTTACTTTATATTTTAATACTAGCTATGATTGGAAGATGCGTGAGGTTAAGAACACCGCTATACATGAATTATTACATGTTCTATTTGATGATTTTATAGATGATATGGTTTTGATAAGTGGTAAAGGTAAGGGTTTAAGTAAATGTAAGAAGAACCCAGAAGAATCATATATCCTACAGCAAGAAGAATCAATGGTAAGTAGATTGGCTAATACTATAGAGAATATATAGAGGCCATATGATAAGTAGAAGTAAAAAATTTATATTTATCCACATTCCTAAGACCGCTGGTAACTCTATTGCTTTTGCTCTTAAGAGATTCTCAGAGGATACATTTTATTGGTCTGATGGGACAATAGGAGAGATTAGAAGTAAATATAATACTAAAAAACATTCTACTCTTCTAAGATATAGGAAGTATGTAAGAGGGATTAGCAGATATACCACATTCTCAGTAATTCGTAATCCTTTTGATAGAGCTATTAGTTTATATTTTTATGGGTTAAAATATTGGCATAAAAGCGATAAGCATCTAGATAAAGAGATAGATATAGAGGTTCTTAAGAAGATATTAGATACTCAATTAGGTAGAACGCAATTTAGATATCTTCAAGCAGGGGGATTCTTAAAGGTGGATTATTTATTAAGGTTTGAGAGTCTTAATGAAGATTTTAAGAGTATTTGTAAGGTATTAAAATTAGATACAGAATTACCTATAAGGCTTCCGGTTACTAATGTTGGCAGTCATAAACCCTATCAATATTATTATGAAGAGTGCGATTATGGTTATGAAGCTTTTAAAATAGTAAGAGATAAATATGTAAAGGATTTAGATGTATTCGGATATAGCTATAAATAACGAAGAGGATATAATTCTTCAAGAGTTAGAGAATCGTTTAAAAGTTCAGAATAGCTTAATGGATTTTTATAAGGCGGTTTATCCTAAGTTTATACCTGGTAAGCATATTGATAAAATTGTAGATGCTCTAGAGAAGGTAGAACAAGGTAAAATAAAGCGTTTGATAATAAGTTTACCTCCAAGACATAGCAAAAGCAATACGGCTTCTATAATATTTCCGTGTTGGTATTTAGGGCGTAATCCATCTAAAAGAATTGTTCTAACTTCATATTCTCAGGGAATTTCAGATGAACAGTGTAAAAAAGCTAAAGAATTATTCCTGCATGAAGACTATTCTAAGTATTTTGATGTTAAGATAGGTAATAAAAATACAGATAATAATTGGGAGACATCTAAAGGTGGAAGTTATTATTCGGTAGGTATTCAGGGTTCTCTTACTGGTCGTGGTTTTGATTTAGGTATATGTGACGATCATTGCAAAGATAGATTAGACGCAAGTTCCGAGACATATAGAAGAAGAACTATAGATTGGTATAAATCTACTTTTTATACAAGACAAAGTAAAGATGCCGCTATTATAATTATTGCTACTAGGTGGGGTCAGGATGATCTTACTGGGTACCTTCTCCAACAAGAGGCACAAGGAGGAGAGAAGTGGGAGAAGGTTGTTCTTCCAGCTATTAATGAAGATGGAGAAGCTTTGTGGCCGGAAGTATTTAACAAAGATAAATTAGAGGTTATAAAAAAAACCATAGGCGATTTTGAATGGAATGCTTTATATCAACAAGAGCCGGTTAGTAGATCCGGTAATTTGTTTAAGGTTAATAACATGAAGATTTATAACAATGATGTAGAATTTCCTAAAGTAAGATATATTCGTGTATGGGATATAGCTTCTTCAAAAAAACAAAGAGATAGTGATAATCCAGACTATACTTGCAGTGTTTTATGCGCCGTAACTAAAGTAAATGGTATGAATAATCTTTGGCTTAAGGATTATATAGGCTTTAGAGAAGAAGCACCAAAAAGGAATCAAATTATAAAAAATATAGCTGTTAGAGATGGTCCAAGCGTCAATGTTTTTATGGAAGCATTTGGAGGATATAAAGACGCCTATTCGGAGATGAAGGAGGTATTAAGAGGAATAAGTAACGTTTATCCCTCAAGAATGGCCGGGGATAAAGTAGTAAAGGCAGCTCCAATGGAAGTGGTTTTTGATTCCGGTAACGTCCATGCTATTAAAAATTCTTACTGGGATTTATTATATAAGCAATTAATTGAATTTCCTAATGGCAGTCATGATGATTTCCCAGATTCTCTCGCAGCCGCATATTACGAATTAACTAAATCTAAGAGTGGTATTTTAATCTGTTAGGTATTAAGATTTTCTATATATCTTTTTTGAATGCAGTATGTTCGTCTTGCTTTGGACAGTTTATTTTTAGTCTCTAGTGATTTAGGACGACCAATAGCAGATATTGACATTTTTATTCTAGTCTCTTCTGAATGTTTTTTACCTAAATTATTTTTATTGCCTAATTGAGATAAGTGCATTTTTATATGAGATTCAGGTTTGTGTTTACGTCCTAACCAAATTTTATTACCTTTACCATGTAGAGATTTATGATCTGATGAAGTCATAGATTGAAGATTTGATATGTTATTATTGTCTTTATTAAAATCAATGTGGTGAATAATATATCCTTTTGGTATGTTATTATAATGTTTTTTATATATATATCTATGTAGTCTCTCTTCTTTATCCTTCCAATTACCTTTCCAACTTACATAATATCCTTGTATATTCCTATGCCACAATATACCATCATATTCTATAATTTTATCCATTTTATAATCCTCCTAAGAATAATTATACCTATAACCACATAAATTTCAATATATTAGGAATTAATAATTATGGCACAATATACCACTCCTACTTTTGATGATTCTGTACTTTCCGTAATTGCTGACAGATATCATAAGATTTATTCCTGTAGAGAAGACCAGCTATCCATTAATATTCTAGGATGGCATGGTGGAAGTCCTTATATAGAAGCAAGATTATCAAGATTTGCAGGGGAATCTACTACTGATTGGGATGGCGGTACTAGAAGTGATGGATCTACAATAACTGGACGCAAAGAACAATCCCATGTTATTCCATATTTAGCAAGAATTGTTAGTAAAATTAATCAACATGTATTTGCTATTCCTCCTAAAAGAGATGGAATTACTGATAATTTTTTAAATGATATAACCTCAGATGGTAAGAGTATTGATGATATAATGTCTCTAATTAACTCTTATTTAACTGTTTGTGGATGGTGTTGGCTTGGTGTAGATGCTCCTAATTTAGATGCTACTACACAAATTTCCGTATTAGATAAAGAAGAATTAAAGATACGTCCTTATTGGCAAGCTTATAGTCCTTTACAAGTAGTAGATTGGCATATAAATTCTAATGGTGTTATAGAATGGTTAATTACTGAAGGTTATGAATATGTTGCGGCTAATCCATTTGAGAAGGCTGCAGAGGTTAAATATCGTAAATTATGGGAACCTGGTAAAGTTACTAAGTTCACCTATAATCCTAAAAATCCTTCAAAAATAGATAATTATTCTGAGATAGCTACCAATTATAATGGGGTTCCTTTTGTATTAATTGGAGAACCTAGCTGCGAACCTTGGGCTTTTGACAGCTTAGAATCCATTAATAGAACAATTTTAGACTTGGAATCCTGTAACCGTTCTAACTTCTTCCATACAGTATTCCCACAAATGCAACTACCTGTAAGCGTATTAGATACAGTGGTTAGTAAATTTAATGTGACCGCAGAAGACGCAGTTCACATGATAATGGGTTATAACTATCCTATTCTTTTAAGTGAATCCGATGCAGAAGCTAAATATATAATGCCTGATTCTAGTGCTATTGGAAGTGTTAGAACAGAATTAAAAGAATTAAAGATGGAATTATATGATTCTGTTGGGCTTATGTTACGCAAAGATACTAAAATGGCAGAATCCGCAGAATCTAAAAATATAGATTTAATGGATATAAATGCTCTAATTAAAGAGAGAGCTAGAATATTAGAAGATGCTGAGAATAAAGCCGTTAAGATATCTAATGAATGGGATAAGGAATTTCCATTTTATACCGCAATATTTAATAAGAATTTCTCAGTAACTTTAGAAGATATAGCACCAAAAGAATTATTAGAAGATGTTAGTGATGTTAGTCCGATTAATAGTGAGAGAGTAAGTTAATTAGGAGATAGTAATGAACTTTAAAACCACACGCATTTTTAGTATGGCGGCAACAGATACGGATTTAGATATACCTGCAGTAGAACCGTTACAAGGATGGATAGGATATATAACCTTCCATTTTAGTGCGGCTGCTTCTGGTTATATAGAGGTTATTCACATACAGAATGGTAATGAGATTATAGTAGCAGAGAATACCTTGTCAAGTAAAACCGATGCAATTTGGGTAGCTTCTGCAACTGTTCTTCAATATGGTGATACTCTAAGAATTGTAAGTGATTGTGCTGCAGCTTTAACAGTGGCAGTAACTTATGTATATGAACCTATTGGCAATGCTGGATGGACAACTTTTGCTGGTTCAGGTGATGCAAGTTCTTCAAGTTCTTCAAGTTCTTCAAGTTCTTCTGAAAGCTCTGCAAGTTCTAATAGTTCTTCAAGCTCTTCGGATTCAAGCGGTTCTAGTGCAAGTTCGGAAAGCTCTGAAAGCTCTGAAAGCTCTGAATCAAGTGGAAGTTCTGACAGTTCAAGCGGTTCAAGTGATTCTAGTGCTTCATCCGCTTCTTCCGACAGTTCCGACAGTTCTAGCACGTAATTTATAAAGTTTGGTTGGTATAGTTGGTAGGTTATATTAGTACCTTTGAACTAATAGATCGGTAAGTCCTAACCGTAATAGGATGGTGGTAAATAGTTATGAGTTTAGAAGATGTTCTTTTAAAATTAGGTTCGGTAGAAGGTATTGAAGCTGGTGATATGGAGGCTTTGACAAATCTTATTAAAAATCCTAAAGGCGATGGTTCCGACAAAGAGAGAGAGTTGAAGGAAGCAAAAGCCGCACAAAGTAGAATATTGCAGGAGAAGAAAGCTCTACAACAGAAGACACAGGAATACGAAGAGCAATTAGAAGCCCTAAAATCCGGTAGTTTGACTGAAGTAGAGAAGACAAAGAAGGAATTGGATAAGATTGCTAAGGCTAAAGAATCACTAGAGAAGGAATTGTTAGATACTAAAAGTTCTTATATGAAGATGCAAAGAGATTATAAACTTGAACGCATTGGAAGTAAAGTTAAGTTTTTAGACACAATTCCAGAAGATATTCAAAAGTTCTCTATATCTAACGCTTTTAATAAGGTGGAAGATTTAGATGATGAAGGTGAAGTTAGTAAAGTATTAGCTTCATTTACCGAATCTTATAAGGGAATAATTGCTTCTGAATCTGCGGCAAGAGGTTCAGGAGATAAAGGTTCTTCTAATACAAATACTAATGTTAAGAGTGTTGATAAGATGAGCGTTGAAGAGAGAGCGGCTCATTTGCGTAAAATTAGAAGTGGTAATAAAATATAATAAAAGGAGTAGTAGAATATGAGTAATACGTTTTTAAATACAAGTTTGGTTGCTAGAGATGCTTCGGTTGAATTAAGTGATAATTTGGTTGCAACTCAGCTTTGTAACCGTAATCACGAAGAGAAGTTTGTTCCTGGTGTTGGTAGTTCTATCACAGTTAAAGTTCCTCCTGTTCAAACAGCAAGAGACTTTATTGATGATGCTGGAACCACAACCGCCAACGATATCACTGAATCTGGTGTAGCTTTGGCACTTACCGAACAACCTTATGTAAGACACACACTAACGACCTCGGAAAAGACTCTAGAATTAGATGATTTTTTAACGGTTGTAACTCGTCCTGCAGTTCTAGCTATTCGTGATGCAACTGATACATTTATTTGCAAAAAGATGGTAGCTGGATTTTCTGCCGGTGGAGTAGTTGGAACAGATGGTAATCAGCCTTCAACTCTAGCACATATAGCCGCTGGTATTGCACAATTGAATACCAACAAATGCCCTATGGACCAGAGAATAGGTTTGGTTAACGTTACGCCTCACGCATCGTTTATTCAGTTAAATCAGTTCATTTCTGCAGATTACGGTTCTTCACGTCCTGCGGCTCTTGCTGAAGCTACTATGGGTAAATTGTATGGTTGCGAATGGTTCATGGATCAGAATATGGCTACATTAGACCGTGGCGATATTACTGATGGTACTAACGTTTATGGTGCTGCAAATACCGGAACAACTCTAGTGGTAGATGATGGTGCTGCAGGTTCTACTGGCACAATCAATGAAGGTACAAGATTCACGGTTAATGGTGTTATATCTTTGAGCATCTACCCTGCCCTAGCTTCAACTCCCGCTGATAACGCTGCAGTAACCTATATCGCAGCAGCTTCCGGTAACGTTATGTATACTCGTAACGCTATCGCAGCCGCTGTAGTAGCTCCTGCACCTCTAGCAATCGGTTCCTCTGTTGCATTCTTCAATAACGTTGGTGTTAGAGTAACTATGTCAAGCTCTACCTCTACATTGAGTGACGATGTGGTTTATGACGTTCTAGTAGGCGCTAAGGTAATCCAGAAGATGGGTGGTTGCTTGCTTCAGGGCTAAGAGTTAATTAATTTATCTGGGAGTAGGTTTAATTCCTCTCCCAGATAAATTTGTATAATAAAAATATGAGAACACCACAAAATATAATTGGCAATAGATACGGTTCTTTAACTGTAATATCTAAGCACCATTATGACCAAAATAGATATACTTGGTTCTATTTGTGTAAGTGCGATTGCGGTAAAGAAGTTATAAAAAGAAGTGATTATTTAAAAAAATGTGTAATATGCTCTCCAAATTGTAAATTAAATAGTAAATTAAAAAACTTTAAGCGTGGAATTAATAATCCTAATTTTGATAATGCTAAAATAACACTGAACTGTAAATGTGGACATATACGTACTGATTATAGAAGTAATTTTACAGATGCTAGCTTAAAAGAATATAAATGTCATAAATGCAAAGCAGAATCTATTTGCGGTAAAGAACATCCTAGATATAAAAATGGTAATTATTCTAAAACCACCGAGATAGGTAGAAGTAATAAACTAAGAATAAGGAATCACACGCAAGAATATCGTAATTGGCGTAAAGAAGTATTGGCAAAAGATAGATATATGTGTCAAATTTGTTTTAGTAATGGACACGGATTAGAAGGCAAATTAGAAGCGCATCACTTAATACCTTGGGCAGATATAATGGTTAAGAACAATATTGATTCTCTAGAAAGTATGAAGAATTGTAAAGAGCTTTGGGATA